AAAAGCCTTTGGGTATAACTCCCTAGACTTATCTATAAGCTCCCTCAGTTCGGGCATGGAGCGTCTTAATATCAACGCCCTGTGAGCAGCCCTGTGGGCGAATCTAAGGGGATCTACGAGCATAGCATAGGACTTACCACCCCCTGCTGCGCCACCATACAATACGTCCGTCTCTGGAGCCGCTAGGAAGTCTGTCTGCGGCCCATCATTAGGTTTAAAGATAATATTTTCAAGAGCTTCTTCTTTTACTTTTTTAGGAAGATGTGCTATATTATCTTCTGTAAGTACTTTACCTTCTTTAGATATTTCTTTATTATCTAATTTAGCTAAAGTGGATCGTGAAGCCCTTAATGTATTCTTTTGACTTTTTAACTTTGCTTCAGCTTTAGCAATAAGTTTTTCTTTTTCTCTTACTGCTTTATTAGCTTTCATACGAGCTTGTGTAGCTCTGCTGTAGTTATAGCCTCTAGACTTACTACCCTTCTTACGTCCTCCACGTTTCTTTGGAGTCCCATCTACTTTTAAGACAAAGTTACCTTCTTCATCTTTTAAGTAGTCATCTGGATTAACTTCCCAATCTTTCATGTATAATCTTGTTTAATCCTTGATGACTNAGCTTACGACCAGTTTTATATTCTAGCCAAGCAGCCCCTTCGCGTAAACTTAAGGTTCTTTCTTTAACTAAGGAAGCTATTTCTTCCAAAGCGGATAGTTGTTCTGGAACTTCCTCAAGTATTTTAGAGTCTGCTTCAGATTCAACATATCCAAATGGAATAGAACTACTACGCTTCGGGATGCTCAATTATCACCTCTTCTTTTGCAGGTAATATAAAAACACCACCTTGTACAGTGTGACTAACATCTAACCTATCAGATTTACCTAGTCCAATCCGATCTAATATTGTTTGTGCTGCTTGAAGTCGGATATTGGCTTGAGGAACTGGTTGGTCAGAGTTCATCACCTCAGTTAGTTTTAATGCAGCTTGAGGAGCAGATTGCGCTAGGATATTTGACGCTAGGTCTATTATTTCATTCTTAAGTGATTTGGTAACCTGCCAATGATTCCCAGAATAACCTGCAAGTTCGGCTGCTTTCTTTGGATCACCTCCTACTTCTACAAGATGGCCTAGAAAACTTTTCTGTTTTTCTGTAAGTTCTTTTTTATTATCCATACAAGTAGTATAGGGCTAGGTATAGCATCTGTCAAGTCTTTTTTTATTTTTTTTAAAAGACTTGACAAATGCTCATCCTGACCCTATACTATTATTAAGCCCACCGGGGCTGCATATAGATATACAAGTATAACTTTAAAGCCCTGCATAATCACTTTTAAGCACTCCAGTGTTCCCGCCCCAAGACCTCCAGAGTCTAGTTGACACTCTAAAGTTCTGTAAAATGTTTGAGATTGTGTATATATATACGGGTGGGGGTATGGGCACCTGCCCGCCCCTGAGTAATACTCTAAAGNANTCNNNAATNCTNNTAAGTCTACCCCCGCGTTAAAGAATTACTAAAGAATACTCCAGAGTATCTCCATAGTTTATGGTTGACAGCCTCCAGAGTGCTGTGAAGTGACGTTAAAGTAATATTAAACTCCAAAGAACTCCTAAGTTTTTCAACGCGTTGCGTAGTTTTACCTGCCGACAACCAAACCTCCAGCCAGTTCATCCCAGTATCCCTAAGGATACTCCCCAGTAAACTCCCCAGATCTCCAAAACCTCCCGAAAATCAGGGCCGATTTGGGCCGTTCTGCTTTTGCAACGCGATTACGGTGTGCATAATGCGTAGGGTAACGCACCAAAAGGGCTTGCAATCCGTTTCGGCTTCTGGCAGCGTTGAAAGGGCTGGCGGCGAGGCCAGCTTTGTTCTTCAAAAAGATAAGATCAGGAGATCTATTATGCAAAATTTCGCAAACATCGACGCAAATCGTCCCGCTACGTTCAAGCAGTTTGAATTCGCAGTGTATAAACTCACCCAAGGTCTGGCGAAGAAGCGCAAGATCAGTGAGAAGAAAGCGGGTAAGTTAAACCCTGCGTTTAAGATTCTTAAGGCCCGAACGTCAGCAGCCTGTGCGAAATACTACGGCGATCAGGATAAGCGTATGAGCCACGGCGATGCTCAGAAGTTTATAACTACCGGCGAACTTCCGAAGGAAATCGCTGTCTTAGTTAAAACTGGCGACGATAAGCCAAAGGCTTCACCCAAGCCAAAAGCCGAAGCAAAGCCGAAGGCTTCCAAGAAAACTGCGGAGCAGTTAGAACTTGAGCAGCTTCGCAAGGAAGTTCAAGCTTTGCTTGCAGAGCGTGAGGCTCAGGCTAAGAAACCTACCGCCAAGGAAGCCGCCGCCGCAATCGCTGCGATGCGTAAGTAAAACTATAACGCCCCCTTCGGGGGGCTTTTCAATCCCAATAAATTTAGGAAAAAAAATTATGTCAGTATTTGGTACATTTAGTAATTTAACTTATTCCGAAAGAGAATTAGTAATATTCGATGAGGCTTTTCGGGAAATCCACACCCAGTTAAGACATCTTGAATCTAGTTCCGAAAGGTTGGAGGGAGTTAAAGATTTATTAAAGGATAAAACTTTTAGGAATACTTCTTGTCAAACCACCGAATTTGATCTGGCTCAAGCATTGTTGCTTTTAGTTAATCGGATTGAAGCTAACGAAGACTAGTTTTAGTCTTAATATAAACTTACGGGGGAGCTTCGGCTCCCTTTCGTCGTTATAGGATACCTCAGAGCGATTCTGAGGCGTTCTCAGGAATACTAAGGGGATTGCCCTAGTGTTAGACTAAAACGGCTTAGGAGTGAATTCTGAGCCTCTCAGGAGTATATATTTGCAATGTTCAATGTGTAGGGCTAGTAAACCTTCTGGGCTGCTAGTAAAAGTAAAAGATAAACTCATATGTGTGGCGTGTGCGCTCAGGCACAGGCTCACGTTACTGGCTTGACAGGTCGGGGGAGATGTGTTTTGCTAGGGGTGGATAGTCGAAAAGTAATTTAACTAGGAGTGGATAGTGACTTACAAACAGTTGAAAATATGGCTTGACAGCCTTGATGCGGATGAATTGTCAAGGGATGTCGCAATTGAATTTAATAAGGAATACTATTCGGTTGTTAAGTATCCATCGTTTGTTGATGGTGAGGAATGTGATTTGTTTGATGAAGGACAATTAGTTTTAAGGATTGATACCCATGAGTAATTTAATAACGTCAGAGTCTTTAGAACTTTTAAGATCTAATAAGACATATTATATGTCTACTAAAAGACCTTTATTGGGGTTTAATAGTTCTGTAAAGATCTCTAAAGGTCTTAAAAGATTTGATTATACCACAGGAATCTTGTACTTGCAACCCTCTAATGCAGTTTCAGTTAGAACTTTATGCCCTTGGGCTAAACCTGCTGGCTGTGAGGATGATTGTTTAGGTAAAAAGTCTGGTCGTTTGCAAATGTTACTGTCGCAAAATGCAATGACCCGCCGAACAATCCAGTATGTACTTGATCCTGATGGTGTTAAAGATAGATTGCGAAGTGAAATACTCAAGAACGAAACAGATAATTACTGTATCCGACTCAATGGTACTAGCGACGAGGATTGGTCAGATCTTATTTCATCACTCCCGAACATCCAGTTCTATGATTACACTAAAGTATTCCATAGAGTTGAAAGAAACACTCTGAGTAATTATCACTTGACATACTCAGCATCATTTCTAAATAAAAAGTTAATCAATAAAACTAAGGAGGCCGTTGCAAAAGGATTTAATGTAGCACTACCCTTGAACACTAAAGAGTGTAAGGGCGAGTTTAAGAGGCCCACTGAGGCTGTAATCAATAATGAAATCAAGCAGTTAAACGACTTTGATTATACAGACTTAAGGTTTCTTGACAAGGACGGTAGCGTAGGTACATTACTTAGAAAGGGTTCAAAGATTACTGATCGGCTGGCTGAGATGAGCAAGCCAAGTTTCTTTGGGAATCCTTCCACGCTTGCGTTACTGGCTTGACAGACTTTGGCGGGGCTGTTAAGGTGGCTCCGTCATCACGACAAAGTAATTTAATTTTCAGGAGTTCGCATGAACACAGTAGTTTCTTTTTTCGACAAAACTTCTTCAGATGTAAACAATCTTCGTGACGCTGGTTACGGTGAAGCAGACTTTCAAGTCTCTTCCTCTCCAGTATTATACAAGGCGGAAGGCTTGGGCAACTTTGGAAATATAAACAAGCTTGAAGGTAAGCATGTATATTACCGCGAAGATACCGGCGATGCTTTGGCGATCCACGGTGAGCGATACAAGCCAGTATCACATACCCGAATGATTGATACCGCTCGTAATGTATTGGAGCGTAGTAATCTAAATCTTCGAGACATCAAGGAAAACATCCAAGTCGGTGACGGCGGTGCAGTTTGTTTTATTAGACATCAACTACCCAACCATGAGATTGTAACTCCCGATGGCGACACTGCGATCCTTGAGATGTTGCATATCAATTCATTTAATTCAGTGTGGCCTTATCAGGCTACTGTCGGTGCCATGCAGAATGCTTGTACTAATCATCAAGTATTCCTTGGGCAGACCGCTGGAATCTACAAGGCTCGACACACCAACAAGCTCAGTGTAGATCATGGCGCTAGTCAAATGAATAAGATAATGGATGTCCTTGACACTCAAAATGAGATCTGGGCTGAGTGGTCTAAAATACCAGTGGGTCGCAAGGAAGCCTTTAGTTATATTGCAGAGGCGACAGGCTCTAAGTTTGCACTTGGTAAACTAAAAGAGGGCGAGAATACTTATTCAATCATGTCCATGCCGACAGCATATAATAATTCTTCTTTAGTTTATGCTTGGACTCAGTACAATGAGCGATACAAGCGAGCAATGGGTGAAACTTACTGGGCTGTCTACAATGCTTTGACTGATTGGTCAAGCCATCATGTAGGCACTCGCAAGAATAAAATTGATATTCCAGTTGCTCAGGTAAAGAAATCTGAGAAGGTTCAGCAGGTAATTACAAAGTTCCCTCTAGCGGCATAGGCTCTCCTGACACCCTGAGCATGGTGAAAAACTGCTCACTTAATATAACTCCGGGTAATAGAAGATTGATATGGATGAAAGGATAGGAAATTTATTTGGCTTTGATCGTCAAAGTTTTAATGGGCTTTTGTGTGATGTAAATGAATCTAGTGTGCATACTAGTGTCGTAGGAAACTCATTGTTTGTTTTATATTTTGATGGTGATATGGGTTGTGCTTTATTCTCTAGCGGAAGTGAGGCTTTTGATGAGGATGGCTTGCGATTAGAATTAATTGACTGCGCTTGGTGTGATCTAAAACTTGATGAGATGTTATTTATTCAACAAATTTTTAAGTCTTTCTATAAAGAGGTAGGCAATGTACACTAAAGATATTTTAATTAATGGATTTCACGACAATCAGGACAGTGATTACATCAGCGAGTGTATACAGGCTGAGTTAATTGATAGAGGATACAAGCCTGAAAG